TATATTTATGCTTCCAAGACTGAAAGTCTACCTCCATTTGCTTTTTATCAGCGCGCGCGAACAGAATGTTTAGACGCGTCGCTTCTAGGTTGTTGGCAACATTTTGACTAACGTATGGATTATTCTCGTGCCGTTTACGAATGACCCACCGAGCGGCCTCTTCGGTTTGCCGCTGTAGCATCGCAAAGAACTCACATGTCTTCTCATCGTTGATTTTCTTTTTTGCAAGCTCTGTCATGCCTCGCTGAAGGCCATAGCGAATGGTTCCGATCTTGTGCAGATCCATTTCATGAACGCACTTTTTAAGACAGGTTTTCCAGTCAGCGTGTCCCCAGTGGGCCTTGATTTTAAGCAGGTCGAGCGCTGGCCATTTACTCATAAACAACCTTACTGATTTCTAGATCACCCTCTGTATAGATTAATACGCGATCGCTCTCTCTCTTAAATACCGAGTCGATCATTTTCTGAATCTCATTGGCCTGAGAGCCCATGTGCTTTCCGATCTTCACCAAGAGATACTCACCCGGTTCTAGTTTGATGCGAGACCACACAACGTCTGCACGCTGCAAGATCTTCATTGCGTCTACCTGTGGACTGGCCGGAACTAAATCCTTAGGATTGAATTTTATAGACATTGCCGTATTTCCTTAAGATGTCGGATCGAATCTGCTCACGGTCTTCTTGGTTTGTTTTGGTTAGAGAGCCCTCGTGTTGACGATAAAAGAAAATGGGCTTCTTGAGATATCCGATCTTAAGCTGCTCGCGCGCCCGCGCGAAGAAGTCGAGCCCCTCGTAGCCCCTTAAGCCATCGGTGAACTTCACATGGTTAGCGGCACGCGTTCTAAACAGCGCCCCGCCCACATGATGGGCTTCAGCGCCAGGCTGTATTTTTTTAAAGGAACCAAAGAAGTTATCTGGGTAAACAACGTCTACCTTTTGGGAGCCCGCGTTTTCTAGCAACGACTCAATCGCATTAGAGTCCACAAAGTAATCATCAGCATCAAGCCTAATAAGATATCTTCCTCGAGTAGATAGCAGAGCCACATTAGAAGAACTAGCCAACCCAAGATTTGTATCATTTTTAATCCATCGCGCATTCTTATAAACGTCACAAAACTTGCTCATGATTAATCCGGTTCGATCCGTAGAACAATCGTCGATCAAAATATATTCCATGTCTTTAAACCCGATTTGTTGAGACACGGAACCCATGGCTTTAGTGAGCCATTTCTCGGCGTTATATGCACAGGTGTAGACTGTCACCTTTGGCATTCGGTTAGAGCGCGAGAGCCATTCGTTCTTATCCAAGAATCGGATCGCCTCGGTGAGCGAGCAATCGTTACCTAGGTTTTGAAGCGTGAGATTGAGAACGGCCAGATCCTCTGGATAATCTAAAAGCAATCGATGATCTGATTGCCAGACCCCACCCAAGTAAAGGTCTTTTATTTTATCGGTCAAGCAACGAATTGCGTATCCGATATATTCTATGTCTTTAAATTTCTGAGCAGCTTTTTCGAGCGCCTCGAACCGAATCAGCTCGAAGCTGGCGCCGTCCACAGAAGAAGAGCTATATAAATAATCAGGAGAATAGCGCTCGTAATGATCAACAAACATTCGAACCGCCGCTTCTTCGATAAATAATTTGTCATGCGTCACCCTAAATATGGCATCTAGTTTATGCATCTTTGCAGCCTGATACATCCTTTGAAGCGGATCGTCGGGTTGTCCCATGTGAATGGTTAGACCCTCATGCCCAAAGACCTTGTTTAGAAATTTATATTGTTCATAGTCCTTGTTAGGAATCGCAAGAATCACTGGATATCCGGACTTAAGACAGCGCCCAATGAGGTGTTGAATCATGGGCACTCCGTTGATGGGCTGCAGCGCCTTATTGGGGACGCGCCTAGATCCGGATCTTGAACAGATCACGAACCCATAATTTAGCTTGTCCATACAGGCTTATATCCCCTATAGCTCTCGTGCGCAGGACAGGTTGAACATGGACTATTCTCAAATGCTTTTTTGGAAATTAGGTCTTTTCTTAATTGCTTTGCTATTGGACCAGAGAATATCTTACGAAGCGATTCAAAGCGGACATCACCCAAAACGAGGTCCTCTTTAATGTCTGGGCAGCAAGGAATGCACTTACCCTCGTGCGTGATGATCAATCTGACGTGTGCCTGTAGGCAGCTTTGACGGTTTGAGAAATCTCTGTGTTTATTTGCAAGATCGCCAATGCTCTGCTGTTTTCGCCCATCGACAACCTCTCGAATGCTCAGGGTTGCTGATGGCCATCGTTTCTTTACTTCGCCCTCGATATCTTCGTGTCGGTTAAGAGACGTTCGTACCGCTTGGAGAACGAGCTCCGTGTTTTTTCGTAAAGCATGATTATAAAACAAATCAATATTACGAGTCGTAAGAGCATGATCACCACCCTTACGCTGCGATTCAAAAACTGCTTTGCTAAAGGAGTCATAGGACACTTTCACCTTGGTTTGATTGCATAGGCCCTCAAAAATATCTTCTCGATCCGATCGAAACTTGAAATTGGAATTCGTGATCCGATCAATGAACACGCGGCCGCCTGCGAGCTTCTTTGCCGCGCCAGTGATTTCTTTAAAGTGTGGGTGAACGGTAGATTCCCCCCGGTAATTAAACTTTAAAGAGTGAACGCCAAGGACCGCCGCCTCTTGAATGATTCCAATGGCTAGAAGTCGATCCATCATTCCTTTTTTGAATGGGAGATTCGGCTCGTTATCCTTGCTGTGATAGCAATACGAACATGCCATGTTGCACCGGGAAGAAAGCTCAAGGCTGATATCTACCGGAACTTCGAGCGGAAGCCATTTGCCATATCGATATTTCAATCGATACAGGAGGTGATCGAGTTTAGATTTCATAGCCAAAGAATCGACCACTGCAATCAATGAAGGCGTTAGTGCCTCTTAGAAATGGATATTTAGCGGCTGGAATGTCCCACTCCAGTGGAACCCCATATCGCCCAACTGGCGTTCGCGCTAAGCCGATCTTACCCAATTCTCCGCCATCGTTACCGGGATAGATTGGATTGGTTGGTGTTGATGCACCATTTACACCCAAATCATTATCCGCGTAGCCGATGATTGCAGCCTCTGCAGCGGTGGTTGTGGATACGTTTTGCCACAGATCAACACCCGAAACTCTAAGCGTCTTTCCCGCAGTAACCTGGTAGCCAGCGCTGCCAGAAGATCTTCGCATGGTGGTATAATTTGTAGACGTTACCCTGGCCCACAACACTTTTATGTTTACGAGATCAGTGAAGACGCGGCCCCCAACCTCTAATGTGTTTCTTGCAGATGGAACGAGAACAGACATAAGAGCCCCCTCTTTAGTTATTCATGTCGATAAAGACATTCGTCAAGTGAAAATAGCCCGTGTTTGTGTCAGCCGTTGCGGTTCCGGTGCGCTTTAAATAACACGCAATGACATCGCCTGCGGTGACTGTGATGCTGTTAATGCGTCCGGATGAATCCGTTATTCTTAAGCTTGTATTCGTAAACATCAGCCCAGTCGTTGTGGGCGGAAGAATGTTTGAGGTTGATGTCAGCACGTTGGATGGAGCGGTCAGCGTGGCATTGGTGACGTTATCTTTGTAAAGAGCAGAGCCAGACTCCATTGTGAAATGGGTTCCGCCCGTATCACAGTAGCCACGCAAGCTAATGCTGATTCTGTTTCCTGTGGCATATTCATCTGGAACAACGAATTGAAATACCACCCCAGTAGTCTCGTCATAGATAAAAGATGTGCGCGTTAACCAACTGGCGTCTTCAATGAGTTCCGTCGGAGTGCTCCCATCCATAAGAATTTGAATCGGAAGCTTTCCCAGCTGTGCCCCATTCACGAACGGAGCTGTTTTTAAATAGACACGATTCCAAGAATGATCTGAAGACCCTAAGTCGTGCGTTTGATGTGATGCTGTTGCCGTATCTGTGTTGATTGGAAGAATGTGCCCACGATAATTCTCGAAGTTCGTGTTGACTTGGCTTGCTCTTGCCTTAGTCCCCGCAACAAAGGTGAAAAAGCTTGTGACTGTAGTTGTTGCTGGCATCTGATCCCCCTACGTCCTAATCCCTGATATCTTCGTTTCTAGTTTATCTAAATCCAGTTCAATCGAAAGGATTTTAAATTCGTCCGCATTGAGGTTGATTGCGTCACCGCCGGACTTATCCCAGATCAAATCATCCACAGTGGAAGTGTCGTCCGCAGCCCAATTGGCGCGGTCCCACCGAGACCCAAGATCAGCAGCAGCTGCGTCATAGCTTATGGAAACCCGATCTAAGAGCTCTAGGTGTGGAACAAAGGTCGCAGAGAAGTCGATCTGATCCTTGAGGCTGGTCACGTTGGTGAAGATATTATTCAGAATCGTATCTGCGACAGTGATCGTTGGAATCCAAAAGTTCTCAAACTTAAAGGTCCGGTGACCAAGATTCCATGGGTCGTTGCTGCCCGTAACAGTAAATGCGGTTTCTTTAACGCGAATTGCGGTGAAGGTGTTTGAATCAATCCATTTCACCTCAACACGAGAATAATAGTCGCTGGTCTTTTTACCAAACCGAGAGATCTTTTTTATCGTGTGGCCATACTGATTATCCACATACCCAGTCCCAATAAAAGAATACTGAGAGCCAGTAGTGTTAGTACTTCGAGAAGTAAAATTAAATGTGCCATCGTTTTTAACGTAGATGACCAGATCCTCGGCCTCAGAAAGCTTCTCCATAATATCCCAAACCGTCTTGTCATACACATCCTTTGCGGTAGAGGTGTCTAGGTTTGAATAAACATTAGAAGTTGAAGCGATATTCCAGTTTGTTGATGTGTCTCCAAAGAAGGGTCTAAAAATGAAGTTTGCAGACCCGTCCGTTTGATCCCGAATCATGGTCATGAATTGACTTGCGGTCATACCGCCAGAGGTGAACCCAGTGAGGTTCCTGGCCGGATAATCCCGGAACACCTGTAGCAATGGTTTAATGGGAATGGTTATTTTGCTCTCTCCAGAGAGATAAATGTCTCCAGAAATAATCCCGTAGAACACGCTAGGCGTAGATGGATATTCTATGTTGGTCCAGATTCTGTTTGATCCAAGCGTTTGATGCACAAACCCGGCTTCGATCTTAATGAGCGAGCGCTGCTGAGATCCATATCCAAACCATAGGCTCGCCTCATCATCGCTTGGGTTATACCTACCCGAGGTATTGTCGAGCTTCATCATGATGTCGCTGAACTTAATTTTTGAGTATCGCTGAGAATCGATCTCGCGCCTGACACGACCCCACGATTCGATGTCATTTGTGAATTGCTGCCATGTCGATTCAAAGAGCCCGGTGGTTGCACTCTTTCGCTTCATGTGAGCGCGCCTAAATATTCTTGAGTGCGGGTCTTTAATCTTGGACAGTATCGATGGCATTATCTGGGTGTCTCCGAGAGAGTGATTTTACCGCTGAATCCGGCCCCAGCCGCATTGTCTGAGAACTCAAAGAACTCAAAGTTTCCTGACCAAACGCACGGAAAGATTACCTTGTCCCAGCTGGTTGTCGTTCCGAAAGGACAGAAGACCAGTTCACGGTGCAACTTAAATATGTCGTAAAGAGTATTGCGCGTGGATTCGCTTAAGAAATCATAATCAAGCGTGACCATGTAATTATCTGCAATGTTTTGAATGCGCACCCCACCATCTGAAAGCTTGTGCTGAACATCAAATGGATCGAGCTTAATCTTGTAGCCCTTGGCGGATGGCGGGCGGCTGAACGCAATATGAATGTCAGAGATGACCATGTAACCAACAGCCTTCTCTTGGTCTGCTGTCTGTGTTGACTTCATATCAAGCGTGACGCTTGTACAAAAAACTGGGGTTACTTCTAAGTACTGGGCGGTTTCGCTGTTGGTTGTGAATGCGCTTGAGATCGTTGAGGAAGAGGTAGAAAGCGCGAATGTGCTGGCTGTGGTCCCATTATAAAATAGAGTGAATGCTTTTAGATTGTGTTCTACGAGTGCAATGCGGCTTACCGTCATTGTTTCGCTGAAGTTAATTCGGATTGATGCGGTGGTGAGATCATTATTAAAACCAGCGGTGACATATTGAAAGCTGGGATCTCGATCGAAAAGATACAGAGCGGTGTCTGTTGCGGACCCAACAACGATTGAGGTCGTGGTATCGATATAGTTTGCTTTGAGGATGTCCATTACACGACCCCCGTATCAAAGGCTTGTGATTCGTTCGCTTGTCTTAGCCTTAAAAGTTCTCTGTCTAGCGCGCGAGCGAGCTCACGCGCGGATGCCTGGTCTCCCAGTAATCCGCCGTTCACTATAATAGTAATCCCCTCGCCAGTCCCAGGAATGCGCCCGTCTTCAAGTGGGATAACGGCCTCATCTTTTCCGCCCTCACCAATGGTCGCAAGCATACCGCCCGACTGTGCTTTAACAATGCCGCCCTCGGCCATGTGCTGAGAGTTCACGCGAGAGATCTGCTCGCCAGCGTATGCGATGAGCGCTCCACTGAGTCCTGCTGCGATTGCCGGTCCCACAAATGGAATGCCGCCAGCCCAACCCCAGATCCCGATCACGCCCTTTGCGGTATCGATTCCGATCTGCGCAATGGCTGCGGCTTTCCCTATGGCCACAAGCTCTTTATTCTTAGAATCCTGCATGCGAGAGAGCTGACCCATAGTCTGCTCTGCGGCCCTGAACTTCTCAGAGTTCATAAAGGATTCGAGCTGCTGCATGGTCGTCATGTTGGCACGACGCTTCTTATCCATCTCCTCTTCCATGAAAAGACGCTTCTTGTTCTCTGCGTCTAATCTGGCTGTCTGTGTCTGCGCATTTGCGATCTCGTTATTATAGGCAATGAGCTGTGCTGATTTCTTTGCGTCTGCCTTAATTGCCTCTTGTGTTTGAAGTTTAAGAATTTCGTCTGCACTCTTTGTGTTGAAGGCTTCGTCGTCTAGAGCTTGTTGTTCTTGCTTCTGAGTAATCATCTCAGCATTGTGTGCGGCCTGTTGCTCTAATAATTTAACGTTGGTTTCTTGGCGTTTTGCTAGAAACATCTCATCTAATGAATCAATGTTTTTGCCTATTTCAGCCCATGAATTTGTAATGTCGTCTTTCATTCCAGAAGCGCCAGACGTTACTGTTTCGTATGCTTGTTTAAAGTTTCCCTCCATGAGCTGTGAAACAGCGCCCAATGCAGTGGCTAGCGTCCCAGAAAGCGTAGCCGCAACGATTTTAAAAACGCCATAAAGGCCAACCCCAAATTGAGCGGCAAGCTTAGTGGCCTGGGTCATTCCAGCAAGAAAGCCCTCATTGTTTTGAAGCTGCTCGGCCATCTTCGTGAAGGATTCTGTAACGCCGATTACAACCGGCTGTAAGCGTTCGCCGAGAGCCTTAAAAACATCGTTCGTTGATTTCTCAAACATGATGAGAGCGCCAGACATGCCTTGCGTGGCAGCAAGCGCTTGCCCGCCCATGCGGGAATTAAGCCCATCGATCACTTGTGACATCTTTTCGGTCTTGCTCGCATTGGCATCAACCTGAATGCCCTGTCTGCCTAGCGCATTGGTTGTCGTTCCAATGGATTTACCCACCAGATCAGAGGCCGATTTAAGATCAATCCCCTTTGCGGCGGCAAGATCCATCGTCGCCGTAATCAGCTCTTTGGTCACTTTGGTTTGGCCCAAATAGCCCTGAAGGACAGACTGTGACGCAATGATTTCAGCATCATCAAATGTGGATTTCTTAGAAAGAGCGTTCGCTAGGTTCTCATATTCTTTAGAAAGATCGGCTGTATAAATGCCCTGTTGAACCAGGGTTTGATTTAAAGAATTAACGGCTTTTTCTTGCTGTGAATATTCGGCAATGGACTTAGCGACAACCGCGGAAAGCCCGGCAAACACACCGGCTGCAATTTGCCCAAGCTTAGCAAAGCTCGAGCCGATTTTATCGATGGTCTCGCCGCCTACTTGCTTGATCCGCAGTAATAGGGAGGCTTCTTTATCAGCCATTATTTCGACCTTCTCCCTTTCCTTAATTTTGCAGCAAGTTTGGCGTTTTGTTTAGATTCAAATTCGGCCCCAAGGCTTGCAACTAAAAGATTAAAGGTAAATTCCTCTGCGGTCTGACAAAGAAAATCAGATGGGAGAGAGGCGTAACGCCGCGCAAGAAAATCGAGTTCTACTAGGCGGTCTTTCGCAAGAGGGATTGTTTGATTTTTTTTTTACCGTAGGTGAACTCTAGAATGGCCGCATAGAGCTCTTCGGCTAAAAACCAGTCGGTCATCAGGTGTTCAACCGGAAGCTTTGAGCCCTTTTCTTCTTCGGTGATTGGCTTGCGGCTGAGCTGTAATTCTACGCCATGCAGACGCACAGAGGCGATGCCCATCATAAAAACTTCTTTATAATGGGATTCAATCTTTGAAATCATGGCCTGATCAATCGGCGTCTCTTGTTTGTCTGGACGCTGATAAATATCATGGACCTTCTTCAAGACCTGCGCACCCGCGAGATAGTGCAATGGATTTAGCTTTCGGATGGTAAAGTAAATGCCGTTAATCTTTACTACCTTTTCAGGATTAAGCGCTTTGGTAAAGGCACGACCCGAATAAAGCCAATTCAATAAACCCATTACGCGTAGTTCGCTTTTTGGTTCGTAACCAGAGCCTGCACAGCGTAGCCACCGGTGCTGGATTCGTCTCTCAGCACATTGAACACAACTTCGCTCATCAGGAGCTCATCTGGGCCGCCGATTTCAGGATCGCCAGCATCCGAGATGAAGACTTTCGGGAAGTTAAACTTAACACCCTGGCGGATTGCAGACCCACCTGGCAGGGTGGGGCCTAAGAATTCGAGCTGACATGCGAGCTGGGTCGCATTCATCATTGCAGAATAAGCCGTGGTTGTATCGAATCGGATCTTACAATTCAGCGTGAACTGCGCCATTCCTGGAGGCAGTACAACGAGAAGATCAGAACCAATGCGGCGAGAGTCGTCATCTTTTTTAAGCCCGTTTGCCCAACCGAATTCAGCACTGACGACATGCCAGAACGAGGTCGAGGTTAATGATGCAAATGTTCCCTCAACAGACAATCGGCCAGCCTCAAAAGACAGAACCGAAGTCGTAGGAACAACCGAAGCCGACTCAACATCATTTGAAACCTGGGTTGAGTCAACACAAACGAGTGCTGCCTTAACCATTAATGGTTCGTTAAGTTCTGCGGTGAACATGAGTTCATCGACTCGAACACCGCTGTATTGAAATACATATCCACCAGTAGACGGGCCCTTGCGCACGTTGATGCAAAGCGAAGGATAGCTTTGATCCATGTTGCCGATGTTAAATGTGTGCGTGATGGCAGAGGCTGCTCCAGCGCCGGTGGTTTCGCCGGTAGCTGTTGCGCTGGTTACAGTTCCGCCGAAGAAGTTTTGCAGGATAAAATTGCAGGCATCAAGTCGGGGTTGGTAGTAGTACTCGACTTCGCCCTCAACGACTTTTCCCAGCGCGATTCGGTTTGAATAAGTGCGAGCCCTTTGGACCTGCTCAAGGATCTTATTTTCTTTGAGCGTCTTAAGTGAGCACGAGAGGAAATCCAGTCCCGACGTGCATGTGTTGTATGTTGCGAAGGCTGTTTCGCGACCTAACGCGAAATAGGATAAACCCGAGATTAACCCACCTTGTCCAACGGCCATAGTTTATCCCCCCTTACACGGATGCGAGGTAGTCAAAGAATTGCCTAGTTCGCATCTCATTTAATTCTTCTTCGATTTTACGCTTCAAATCCAATAACTCACGTCTTTTTTTAGCGGCATAACCCAACTTCACAGGATCGACAGATCCCTTGTATTGCATCTGCTCTTCGAGCTTAGCGACCTTCTTTTGGCCAGGCACGGCGAGCACTGAATATTTAGAGCAATTCAGCACCGGTAATTTAAATGCCTCGATATATTTCTGAAGCCATTGGACGCTAAATGCGAGGTTGTTTGAGGTGTAACAAAGGTCCCCACCCAAGGTCTTTCCATAGACATGGCGCATGTAATAGCGCTTGCCCTTGCCCTCGAAATCAAAAGCATAATAACTGCCCTTTACTGTCCAACAGTAATCGAATCCAATGAGTAGATATTTATCGTATCCAAAGAAATTCCTGCGGTGTTCGTTGTCACATTGGGTCATAAAGATGACCATGGAATTAGAAACATTGGTGCCTGCGGCGATGGTGTTCGGGCACTTCGAAAGCCCCTGAAAAATCTGCTCGCTTTGAATGGCATCCTTCACAACGAAGAAATAGCGATCCTTCCAGTTCCCGTTATCAACCCATTTAGGATTGGCGCACACATTCTGAATCAGGATCGTGTCTTGGAGTTGGTCTTTCCATTTCTCCATATACTTTTCGTAATCAACGTTGGCATCACAGACCACGCAGTACGTGGGCTTAATCCCGTTCTGTAAGAGGTGTCCCAGCGTTTTGTCGCAGGCGAAGATATCGACGTTGCCTTGGTGTTTTTTAATCGTCTCGAGTTCTTTTTCAAAGCTCCATCCATTAGCCACAAGAAGACACGCCCTACCCGCACCTGTGCCCTCGAAGTCTGCAAAGCTCTTCATTTGATATTTAGAGGCGTTCTCTGCGTGCTTTCGCCAAATAGTTTCCCATTGTCGCAACGCCGTTAGTGATTGATTCCGAATTTGTTCCGTCGTTAAACCAGCCATATCCCCCTCAGTAGAACATAGACGTTCTTATGTTTAGTATCCCCACGCGCACATGTGTTTCTTCATCTAAATTTGCATTGTGATAGGTCACGTCCGTTGGTGTGGTCCAGAGGACTGTGCCATTCAGGGTTGCTGCATTTCTAATAACCTGCTCAATGGACTCCATCAACTGTTCGCAGTCTTCGTCCGCAGGATCTTCTTCGTCATTTGAAATGGTAGAATTCCAGACGGCTCCAATAATTTTAAGATCAACCTCGGCTCTGCGTTTGGCATTCGATTGCGTTGCCGCGATATCTTGATGACTCATGGATTTGCGATCAATGAAGACCGTAACGAATGGATACCAAGATGCTTGAACAGGAATACGACCTGGATTCACCTTAAGAATGCGCTGTACTCGGGTTTCTAAACCAGAGGACAGGTCTACAGATGCGGTCGTTGTGTTGGCTGCTTCAAGAATGCTTTGGACCTGTTCTTTGACATTATTAAGATCAAGCGCCATCTTTAACCCATCTTAAAACCTGCTGTGAAATGCTTTCCATTGCCGCATTGCTCAGCCACATGAATTTACGCTGCGGTAGCTTAGGCCCACCCACGTCGTGCGCGCCAGCGTACGGGAATCCAGTCTTTGTCTTGGCTTCATTAAAGAATAAAACACCACCGGATACAGCACGATAATTGCCAGGCTTCACGCCCTGCCTTAATCGGCCAGTATCTTGAAGGATTCGATTGCCTGACTTTCCGATCCTCTGCATGTGCTCTTCATACACGTCAGACCACGCGGTCCAGGCTCCGTCCGGTCCCTCTTGGTTATTAAAATGACGAATGATGTCCTGAAATACTGTCGCCGAAATGATCCCGCCCATTTCGCGAGACCCCTGTGCAGCCGAGCCAAATCTTTTTTTAATCCCTTTTAAAAATTCTTCGGCGTCTTTACCCTCAAAGATCGCCTGGACATTATCCGCCATTACTCTCGCTCCGTAGAGATGTCGTCGAGCTTATCGGGATCAACGGCCCAATTCAGACTGTCGTCTTCGTTAAAGGTGTTTGCGTAGTCGGTTGTATTACTCAGCACGCGATACGCTGTGTTGCTCTTGTCTGGAATCAAGGCCCCTGTCGTATCGGTGAGATCGACTTTGTATCCCGCGATGTTTTTTAAATTGTTCATCACGTCGTCTATGAAAGACTTCGCGCGTGTGAGGGACTCTTTAGATCCGCGTGAGTTTGCCCGCCACATGTAGCCCTCGGCCAAGCGTGTGGCCAAAGAACGAACAATGGGAGGAGTTCCTGTGGTGGTTTGGAAATATGCAGAGGAGAGATCGTAGCGGCGAGAAAGCCATTTGTTGACCTCTGCCTCTGCGTCCGAAATCATTTCTGTAGCAAGAGCGGTTGTGACCGAATCGAAGGTCAACCCAACCATCCTTGTATCTAACGTGGTAGTGGTCAGATACACAGAAATGCCCCCCTATTAATCAACCTTCTTATCGCGGATCTGGCCCCTAATGCTTTCCAGAAACGCTTTATCAATTTTCTTTTCCCAGCCAATCCACTCCGAAGTGGTTCCTGTGGCAGTAAGCTGTACACGAATTAATTTTTTTCCGCGCTCTGGATCGTAATCCGGCCTGCGGACCCATTCATACCAAGTGTCTTTAACTGGCTCTTGAATCTTTTGTTTTTCGGCCTGCTCTAAGCGGTGTTCGTGAAATGGTGTGGTATCAACCTCGGCTGCCTTGCTTGGACGCCCCGGGCCCTTGCGCACTGTCGTTTGTTCCATATGTCCCCCTATGCCTCAGATCCTCTACCAGATTTCTTTAAAAAGAAAGGGCTAGAGTGTTACCCCTAGCCCGTCTCCGAGGTATGCGCGGCTGTGTTTCTAGAGGCACACTCTTTAAGTAACGTCCGCAATGATGAACCCAGACAAGGAAGCAACCACCTTAACCTGGAATTCCATATTGACTTCGATGGCGTCAGATTCGCGCTCTTCAACGCGATAGCGTTTAACCATTGGAAGCGCTTTGCGGAAAACATATCCAGCCGATGGCTTTAATGGGCCAGGGGCTGCTGGTCGATACGCCCAGAACACACGATCGGTCCAAAGAGCAGAGATGGACTCTGCGGCTCCGAGTGCCGAAGTGTCTTCTGACATCATCGCAACCACAAGTTTTTCTGCGCCGATGAGCTTGGCAACGATATTCATGCCAACTTCCTGGCTCGTGTATTTAACGCGATCCAAGATCTGGGCATTGTTTTTAAGAGCTTGCCATGCAGCAAGACCCATCCCAGCAATGTTTGGGGAAAGGCCGCTGTTATTAACCACCGTTGCGGTTCCGGTGTCGAAGTGTGACACGGGATCAACAGTGGTCGTCGCATTCCATGCGGCGGTAGAGGTTAAGCTCAGGTTGAGCGACCAGGATGTCGTGGTGATCAAGCTCGAAACGCTCTTTTCGAGGCGAGCTAAGATTCGATCCGACAACTCATCGGTCATGTCCTGACGCAGATCGCTGATGTCATAATTGTCTGCATCGTTGTCTGCCACGTATCCCTTCAACGCATGTCGCGCGAGGTTATAAGAGGCGGTGCTGACTTCGAAGTCCCATTCACGGGCGACGCCTTTATGCGAGCGCAGTGTTTGAGGAATTCGGAAGTTGCGCTGATAGATCCGGTAAAGATCCGAGCTCTTCTTAACAGCAACCTCTGGGAAAAGTTCCATGGCCACATAGTTTTGGTTTCGGTATTTAGCCGAAATTGAACTGAGCAGCTGGTCTATGTGTAATTGATTTTCAAAAGGCATTTTTAATCCCCCCTATATTCCGTTAATTAAGGAATGCTCTTAAAGAACGGATTGATCAAAACGTCAGCAATGGTTCCAGTGATGGCCACTGCAGGTCCGATCAGCGTTCCAATAACATAGCTTCCCGCAGTCGTATTCGCATGCGGAACGCCTCGACCCGAGGAATCCGCAGCAACGAGTCCGCCGCTCGACATCGTGTCATTGAAGAACACGCGAGCAATGCCAGAAACATAAACTGGAATCGCGCCAGTGGTGTCCTTAACGGTGTCAGCGGTCACGCCAATGGGCGGGACAGTCGCAGCCGAAGGATAAACGACGGCGTCAGATCCAGCCGTGTTTGCCGCAACAATGCGGTATGCCAACAAAGTTGTTAGAACCCCAAAAGAAACCGGTGAAATATGACTCATTTTTAAATCCCCCTCTTATGCGGATTTCTTATTCTTATTGCGCTTGGCGTCCACGATTCGAAACGCTTCTTTTCGTGTTTTGCCTTCAGCGATAAGCTTGTCTAATTCCTGAACCTCAGTGATCCCTTGTTCGATCTTCTCGCCTTCGATGGTGTTCTCTTTGGTGTTTACCTTGAGCATCTCGGCGTGAAGTCCAAACATCCCCTTGAGGGCTTCAAGCTTAGAAACTTTTTTCTCGTTGATTGAATATTCTTTCTTTTCTTCGCCCAAAAATAATTTGGCATATTCCTTCATGCTTGGGCTAATTGCCTTTTCGGCAACCAAGAGATCGACTGATGCATTGAGTTCCGCTTCCTTGCTGGATTTCTCAAGTTCAACGATGCGCTTTTCAGCGTCTTCTTTATATTTTGTGAGCTTTTCTAGCTCTTCTTTGCTGGCGGCTTGCGCCTTCATTTGTTCTTCTAGTGCCGCGATTTTCGCTTGCGCTTCTTTCAATTCATCCATCGAAAAGCCCCCCTTAGAAAAAAGATATGACTTAATGGTAGAGACCGTTTTTGGATCTGCATAGCTTTTTCTTGAATCAATACTCAATCCATACAGCGCCAACATATCGGAAAGATTTGACACGGCTGGCATATCGGCACCAAGAAGTGCGACCGCTGCAAGCATGCGACCATAAACTTTGTCGTTGATGCGCGTGTCCCAATAGATCTCAGCCGAGACTTTTCGGTACGCTCCGCGCTTGATGAGTTCGTAAACCTTTTCAGGAATGTCGATAAAGTCCGCTAAAAGCTTTGAGCCCTTGCGATAGAGATTAGAAATCCAACCCGCAGCGGGATAGCCGTCTTTTTGCAGAATACCCTGACCATCGTCATGCCCCAACTTCAGAGAGGGTTTAAGGGTTTCTTTGTTGGCGTTGAATGCTCGAACCATTTCGTCTAGGTCGTCGTTTGTATAGCGATCGCCGTTCCAAACACCTGCGGAAAAGATCTCTACGCCTTGGATGTCTTTGAGTTCTATTTTTTTGTCTTCGATGAGTTCCGGCACCTAAAAATGGTAGAGGCAAATCCAAAAAAATCAAGATCTAAGGGTTTTCTTGAATCTTGCCTTCTGTAATTAGGTTTGCAATTGCAGTGTTTACATCGTTTAAGGAAAACCCAGAACCACGAAGTCGAGAAACAATGCCCGCCTTATCAACTGGTTCGTTAGATGCGACCATGAGCAAAATCATTTGCTGAAGTCTTCGAATGATTTGTGGCCCAGTCAATACCCTTTGAAGTGTCGCTGCCATATGTCCTTATCCGATTGTTCTAGAAAAAACGAAGTCAATCCGCGTTGGATCGGGTCCGTTTTGTGCAATCTTAATGAGCTGTTCTGGAGAGAACTCGCTTGCAAGAGAACTCATGTCTGTGAGTATCGCTTGCTTGGATACCCACGCCGTAACTTCGGTGCTCTTACTCACACTTGGATTAATAACCTGGGTAGACGCCAAGAAACTAATAAAAGCAAAGCTCGAGTCCTCGGCTATGCCAATGCCAGTAATGTCTGCCGCAGATAAGCTGGGAATGTTTGGGTTCACAAGATTGTTGAACACCATTTGTTTCGTAACTGTGATCGTAACCCTCTGTGTTCTCTTTACGCTCATATGTGTGCTACCACATATAATATTCCATCAAAGGAATCTAAAAATCCAGCTTGTAAATTTAGATCTGGGTTTGCAAACGCAAGCCCACTTGGAACAATGCCAGTTGTAGATTCTAGGGCCAAAATATTTCCATCTCTGTCCACATGAAAAAAATCAGCGCTGGACATAAGCTGCAGATTAACCCCATTGAATGTAAGTGCCACGATCGGATCTGATACTGACGGAGCAAATGATTGCACAATCACACCCGCCATTATGTCTATTTGTTCAACGACCGGTAAATTCCCCGAAGATATGCCGTCATCAAAAAGAGCCCAAAGATATAAGCCATCAAACTCTAGGTCTATATATCCATTTGCGCCAGAAGCTGATGCTGATTTTTGAAGTATTGTTTTCAGCGCGTGACCCTGTTTTGATATTTTAATTATCCCTGTGATTGGCGGGTCTTCGTCCGAAAGAAGCACAGACACATATAGATCTGTATCGTCTCTGGTTATGCCGTGAATGGAGTTGTAGCCAAACCCTGTTAGGTCTAATTCTGATACCTTAGTTAGCGTCCCCTCGTTGGTTAAATAATGCTGCTCAACGGTGCCCGGCGATTTTGTGACCCAAAGATAGGGGCCATCTATACAAACACCGGTGATGTCTTCCCCGGCGTCCAGTGCAAATGTTTTTAGGACTTTGCTCTCTATAATGAAGGAAATTGAGTTGGCCATTAGCTTCCAAAGAACAGTTTGGCGTTGCTCACAGTAAAGAAATTTGCCGTTGTACAGCCCGTTGTAGTTACGCGCACGCGCATGGTTCCTGTCTTTGGACATGGAAACGTAACATGTAAATCCTGTGCAGTAGCAACCGCTGTGTCATCAAAGATGAACTTACCCAGGAATCCATTCTTCATTGTGAAATAGCTGGTTCCATCCTTGGCCTGCATAAAGAACTGAATGTCGGTTGGCGTTCCGGTCTTGGCTACGGTGACAACGAAGTCTGCGGATCTAGATCCTGTTGGTATGGTGACATCTGCCCCGTTGGTGCTGGCACTTGTTGTGTAAGAAACGCAGATGCCAGTAATTGTGGACCCGGCTTCTATATATCCACGATTAATAATCTGCTGATAACCCTTGAGATCAAAATATGCGTCTACACGATCGCCCGATGCAACTGCGGTGGGCTCTGCTGATACCGCCTTACCGCCAATCTTTACTGCCCCCAGTGTGTCTGGAGAGTCGTGCGCGACGTTGCCAGTAACAGGAAAGCTTCCGTCGTTATTATAGTTTGCAAACTCAAATGCCGTATCTACAGCAAGGACCGGGAAAAGCCCAAGGGCGCCGCCCACCCCAACGATCGTGGCGTTCACGTTATAAATACCAGAATCATCGCGCAGCTTAAAATAGCCCACCTGTGTTGTGGTCTGATTCACTGGGACCGTGCTTTGATTAGACGCGATGACCATAGACACAGATCCAGCCATCGTAGTCTGGCCTAAAGCGTCTGGAATTCCTGCGACAATGTTTGAAAGCAATGATCCGATTGTGGCGAGATATGCGTTCGTGGTCGCTGATTGCGTCACTAGCGTTGCAAGCTGTCCGCCCATTGTGGCTAGATACGCATTTGTGGTGTCTTGCTTCGCCCCGGTGGCAAGTGCTGCGTAATATCCAGAAATTGTAGAGAGGTATGCGTTGGTCGTTGCAGACTGGGTGACCAATGAGGCGATCTGTCCTCCCATGGTCGCAAGATAAGAATTCGTTGTATCCTGTTTTGCTCCTGTTGCCGCGCCAGTTGGCAGTGGAAGGGTTGCGTCTGAAGCCAAGACAACGGAAAGAGACCCTGCTGTGGTCGTTTGTCCAAGCAGTAAGGAAAGAGGCTCAGCCGCGCCGCCGTCTATGCCAATGTGCAGTCCACTATAAGGATCAAAGTACACCGACACAATGCTATCAGCTACTGCTGCCACAGGAAGCGTGTCTGAAGATACTCCACCAAAGAACCTCATTGTTTACTGAACCCCTCGCCAGACTCGTCTTCAATAAACTTATCGATGTTCTTTCCGCCAACCGATTTGTCGGCTTTCCAGTCTTCGTATTTGGTGATCGGAATTAGTAGAGAGCGACAATTAAAATGCAATGGAGGTATCGGCTCATCTCCCTTGGCAAAGATCTTGCCATGAAGGCCATCGCAGATCTCCGTCGTCCGGTCATCAAGGATCGCAGAATATTGATAAGCTGCAACAACACCAGACTCCTCAAAGAATTCATGCCGTCCTCGATTCATGACTTCGGTAAACTTCGTGCGTGCGTAACGCTCAAGTGAGATCTCGCTCAACTCAATTCCTTCTTTACTCAGGATTCCTGCAATCTCACTCAGCGGAAGCCCGTCTTTAATGGCTTGAACCAGCTTTAGCCTAACATTCTTTTTGATCTGATATTCGAAGTCGCCGATGTATTGAAACGTTTCCTTCTCTAAGAACTCTAAGAAGTCTTCGTTCTCAAGTGGGAGCGCGAAGTTACCCTTAAGCAGTTCCGACTGAGCTTGTGACTTGGCCGCCTTGTGCGCCTCTCTAAATTTAGATTTAAGAATTTGCTTCAGCTTTGATCCAAATTTAATCTTGATCTTATCGATCTTGTCGAGATCTTGCGTCTGCAAAATCTTCTTCTGTTTGATCTGTTTAATTAGATCATCATAGATGTCTTGAATCACTGGGTTCGCTTCGGTGATCACCGCGTCCTTCAGCGAATTCATATTATTCTCAATCAGTTTAAAATTAGTCTTCTTAGAATATTCCCCTGGCGTATCATTGAAGATGCGCTTGAACTCTTTTTTATCGGAGGATGAAGACGAGCCAGAATCCGATTGACTATCTGACGCTTGGGGTTCTTTTTCTTGTTGTGGCTCTGCTTCTTTTGAATCCTGGGGATTAGCTTCTTCTTCCGCGTCCTCAATCGGAAGGACCATTCCTTGGGTTGGCGCTTCAGGATACTCGACCGAACCCTCTGGGAACTTTGCAAGCTTTCTAAAGTGATTAATCTCTTCTTCCGATGGGGTGTAGAACTTGCCCTTCACGCCCTCTATCCAGAGCTTCGCCAATTCCATGGCGTCTTCGTCGCTGATGGGTCTCAATTTAAACTTCGGGTATTTATCCACTTCTCCAAAGTTGTATCGAACAATCGGTTTGATGATTTCTTTATTGACGATGTCCTCTATCTGAGAGCGGCGTTTGCCAATGTGTTTAAAAAAGACGGCCATCTGGTCTTTGCCTAGCGAGTAAGATCCGCCGGATGTTTCAGAGCCCTGGAAGCCCAAGAGATCTGGGATCATGAGCGCTCGGCCAATAAACATATTAAAGAGGTTGATCCCCTTGATGTACGCCTCGCCGTCGCTCTTGGCCTCAAGAAATTCCATCTCAATTTCTTTTGGGAGAACCAATGCGGACTTGGTTTGAAGCTTTTTAAGCGCTTCGAAAAGCTTATCTACCGCTGCTTCCGGTGCGTTCTGGTCGTATCTTCCAACTGGCGTTGGTGACGCCGCCTTCTCAAGGTAGATTGCATAGAACTTTATAATTTGACGTTTAATAAACCAAGCATCGTAAGCAACCCGAAGGTCAGAGGTGCCATAAGGATTTGAGAATCGTCTATTGTTAACGTAGTGGATCAGGGCAGAGGGATCAATGTCGAGTGAGCCCCTGGGTCCACGTTGTTCATAACGGACCATGTTCCCATGCGTGTCTGTATGCAAGAGCCAGGTCACTGGATGTCGTGGCTTGATGCACTTAAGCGAAAGCAACCCGTCTTCTTTGAGTTTGAAGATCTTTTCGCTCACCGAGAAGCCGTACTCATAGGCTGTCAAAACTTCTTCGAGCGATTCCAGGAATGGAATGTGTGGATCTTCACAAAGGGCGACCTCAAGATATTCCTTCATCTCTGCGTCAGATTCTTGATCGCCTTCGGAAATGATGTCAAAGCCCGAGGCAAGAACTAGGTCCTTCTTGAGCTGAAGACAGACGCTGATCTGATCGTCGTGGGTCATGTCCTCATAGGTTCGATAATCGAAATCCTGTTGAACGAGGTCGTCTGGGTTGTAGGGCTTGATTTGGGAGGCTTCCCAATAGCTCGAATCAGAAAAGGATTTCTCGATGAGATTCACGACTGGGTTATTCGATAACTCGGCTCTTGGCTGCGCCCGCTTGTTTCCTGGCGTATCCCCAACATCTTCGTATTCAGCCATAGAGATCCCCCTAAATTCGAATCATTTTGCCGATGTTGTCATAAAGGCTCAGTGATCCTTCTTTGATACACATTTGCACTGCAATCGCCGAGGCAATCACGCAGTCGTCATGCTTTCCTGTCCCTGCTTCTATTTTTCCATTCTCTTGAACTAGGGTCAAACATTCTTGCAGAGTTGTGCGATCCTGAAGTTGCACTGACCCGTTTTCAACCCCATCTATCAGAGTATCGAGCATAATGGGTCGAGTGACACGATCCGTTAACCAACCGAGGCGATCGTCAGTATGGACATAGAGATTTTGGTATCGAATGTGCTCATGGAGCTCCTGAAGGACCGCATGTCCGTGATTGTTACGTTCGACAGCTACAAGTGGGTATTGATTTCCACGTTGGATATACTCTTTTGAGAGTTCTAAAATATGATGCGCAAATTCGAAAGGCTTAAATTGCCCGCGTAGAATCGCGACTTGTTTTCTGGTTTCTACTTCAAGCACCTGAGCAACGCTAAAGTCCCCACGCACACCCTCTGAGGTATCGCATCCGATCACATAGCGGTTGGCTCTGTCCCTGCGGCGATAGATTTTTAAAATGTCTGTTTCGTGAATGGGTGAGGGAGCCGCGTCGTAAAGCTCCTTCACGCGCACGAGATCCATGGCCGCATTGCCGGAAGAAAGGAAACAGGACTGATCGTCCTCTGGATATTCCTGTTTGAAGAGGTGCTTCAGCTCTGATTGTTTAGATCTTCGATAGGCAATCTGCTCCTTGGTTATTTCGAGCTTCCATTTTGTCTTAACCTTTTGGGTGAATTCTTTTTCTTCGTCTGTGAGCCTGATCTTTCCAGACTCGGTTTGGTACTCTTCAAAGAGAAACCAAGGGAAAAATAGCTTCTCGAAATTCTGACTGGGGTCCATCCACATATCGTAAAAGTAGTTGCCCATTCCATTGGGGGTGCTCTCAAGCGTGATGATCCCGTCCTGTGGAACGGCTTGCATGGTTGAGATGACCTTGTCTGGGTTTTGAACAAAGGCCGCCTCAGAGACGTGGAGGTGGTGAATGGTGTCGCCTCTTGATTCTAGATCGCAATAGATCTTAGAGTTCATGTAGGGGAATCGCATTTCGTATTGAGATCCGTGGCCGCGATCAAGTTCAAGGTTAAATGGGCGGGGCAATTTTGAATGGGCGAGTCTACAAATTTTGAATATCTTTTTGATCGCATCTTGTTCGTGCGCAAGGATGCACGCGGTACGATTCTCGTTCCAGAGAGTGTAATCGAGCATCTTTACGACCTCTTGTGTGGTGACTCCGAATTGCCGGGCCTTCAAGATCATCTTTCGTCGTGCAGCGCACTGATTAATCTTTTGCTGGATTGAATTGGGAACGAGGCTAGAAAGTTTTCCGCCCTTGGTGGTAATTTTGTAGAGCGTTCTTAACCGGTATGCGTCGTCTTCGATGAGCCTTTTAATCTCATTCTTGTTCTGGCTCAGATCCATTTTTCTTTTTCATGAGATCTGCAATGTCTTGTGCCGTAATCCCACCCTTAACTTCCCCAGAGTGTTCGGTTCTGTCGCGCCATCCAAACCGATTTTTCATATTAAATATCCACACTGTAGAATTTAAATTGACGGCGCCAGGACCGGATTCATTCTTCAGTCCTTCTACGCCCTTAGCTTCCCAAAAGATTCGGTTCTTTGCGAAGGCTAGCTTTTTGGCTTCTGAAAAGTCTGGGTTCGCGCCTTCCCATTCATAAAGGGTAGAAATGGCAACGGTGAGATGACCAGCGAAGGCTTCATAGCTAAAGCCCTGAGACATGAACTCAATCAGTTCTTCACAGTATTTTGGATCGTATTTGGTGGGTCGACCGAAAGCCATTTATTGCTCGATCCTAATTCTCTCAACGCATTTCAAGTTCACAATCAGAACCTCGCCCGTTTGCGGGTTTGGCATTTTGATTGCCTCACCTCTCTGAACCCTACCCTCAATATCCGACTCAAATTGATTAAATTCTCTGAGTGAAAAAGTAATCTTCTTGCCTGAAATGAATTCGAATGTGACTTTGGGTTTCTTCGCTGGCATGGGTTTAGATTACCCTCAGTCCAAACAAACGTCTATTTTTCATCCTACCCCCCAAAGAATCGGTCTAATGCGACTTTAATCATCCCATCACCTCTTCGTCGGAGGCGATGTTTTCGTATATCCGATAAAATTCATACGCCTTTGATCTTAGGCTTGGATCTGTCTTGTGCAGGATCGGTCCGACCAATTGAAAGCTCAGGATTGGAATCTCATGCGCGATGCAGGTGCGTGCAACGGCCAATGTTTCGCCTGAGTCAAAAAGAATCGGTGCGTGCTGTGGCTCGGAGCGTTTAATTGGGGGTGAGCCGAATGAGTGTTCTACGTGGACCACCTTTGCCCAAGTGAACGCGTCGGAGGGATAGTTCTTCCGAAGAAGCTCAGTGGATTCCTCGAACAGCTTGTCTTCAGTTGGATTTGGCGCGTCGTGTTCGTCTAGTGTTTTGGCCTTTCGTGTGAACACGATCGTGTCTCTCTGAACTTCTTCGGAGGCTGCCCAACCGAAGTGAAGAATTAAATCTGGCTTATGAATCGATTGTTGAATTGCGCGCGTTAAATAAAGCGCCGTATTGATTGATCCGAATCCGGTCATGCATATTGGAACCTCTCTGAAAAATGCGCCCAGCATTTCGTAAGTGGGAACGACAACCAGAATATTTTTCATTTGCTTTGGTCTTTTCTTTTGCCTGCCTCAAGAATGGGCAGGTTTCCTTCTGTTGGTACGTAGATCACTTGTGAGCCAGATTTTTCGGCAACTTCCAAATTATGAATCCATAGATAGCGCAGATAGGATTCGTTTCCCTCCAGGGATTTTCCGATAATTGCATTTGCTTCTGCGACGCCTCTTGCGCGAATGATCTCGGCTTGCGCTAGGGACTTTGATGCTTCTTCTTGAGCCATCGCTTCTTGTACTTTTATTTTTCGGTTCTGTTCTGCTCGTTTAAGTTCTGCGGTTCCAACCAGCTCCTGCTCCCAAACGTTGTATGTCGGACACCCCCAAGCGCCGCCAACAATCAAAAATATAATTAACAGGCTCAATGAGATAATTGCAACGCTCCTCAAATAATCGTTTTTTGATTGTTCTTTTTCCCACTCAGACATTGTGCTCATTTCTTTTTCCCCTCGGATTCGTTTGAGTCTTTCTGAACTACAATCACCGCGTTTCTAAACTGGATTGGAAACCGCAACTTAGTCAAGCGTTCAATTGCGCGATCTAAGATCGCCACCTCTTGCGTTAGTCCTTGGGCGAGGCACCGGCCCCTAGCCCACAGCAGTGTTTTTAAATTACTATCGTTCTCTTGTTTGTTGTTGTTGGACTCACTCACCCATTCCGCCGTTTTTTTAGACAGTGTTTCGTTGTAGGGCAGAGATGAGGTTTTGCGGTCGTATAAATATTTGTGAATGGCGTCAGACATCGTGGGATAATGCAGTGGCTGATAGAGATTCGCCTTCGCCGCGATTAGCACCGCATTGTTATCGAAATATTCGTGGTCCGTGATTTGATTCTTTACCCATGCTGAGTGCAGTTGCTGCTCAACCGAGGTTGGATTCGTATTCGGAACCTGGGTCACTGGATTCTGATTTTCCATTTTTTTCCCTTTCTTCTTTTTCGAGCAGAGCTAAGAGTTCCTTGGTTCTGGGGTCGACGTAGCTTTTGCTGTCGAGTCTTCCATAAGCGGGATCAAGCCAGTCTCGCCAAGTGGACACGAAGGTCGAGAAGTAGGGTAGATATTGCTCTTCGGTCTTACGCTCCGCGTGATACCGCACGAAGTTTTGTGTGGCAACTAGGCATTGGCTCAAATCGTTTTCCGATTGGATCTCTTTGGCCAATCGTTTGAGCCCCGCCGCCTTTCCCATTTTCCGTGGGTATTCTTGATAGATCTTGTCCAGAGGTAAAACCAAACCCGCTTTAGCGGGTGCGGAGTGTTTTGCTGTATTTGTATTTTCTTCTTTAGAGAAGAGAGAAGAGAGAGAAGAGATAAGAGGGTAGGCGTTTGCTAGCGATTTGCTAGCGATTTGCTTGAGGTGTTTTGCTTTTGATTTCCCACCCTTAGATCCAGACTCCTTCAGAAGTGCTATCCACTCGTGCAACTGGCGTGTTCCGCGCACATAAAAGAAATGCCCATGTTTGATCGCAAGATCAACCGCAACTAAATCCTCCCAATTTGGTATTTCTTTAAAGGCAAACTCAGGAACTTTCTTCCGACCATTAGCCCAATAAACTTGAGAAAGGTGCCATGCTTCAACAGCAAGACCATCTGCGAGGCGGCGAGAACCAAGTCGTTCTGCCAATTGAAATCTTCTCGGGTCTGTCCACCACGAGTCTTCTACATTGATTCGAGCCACTAAACTCCCCCAGTAAAACCGCTTGCATCGATGCGCCTGCGTGGTACTACCGAGGGCGCTATAATAAAAGTGCTCCGGAAGTTAAGCCCGTACTCGGCGCAAGTCAAGTACGGGTTTTTTATTGGTTTTATTGCGTTTCGTCAAAGAGGCACAAACTGTGGCCCAAGATCATCTCCCTGTGAAACCCCATGAGTCCAATGTGAGATCTTTGTCGGGGTGTATCCAAGAACCTTTACGGCGGGATCTCCTAAATAACCCGCATTTACTTCAACGATTGTGTATTCGGTCCGGGTTTGTACATCGTATTTGTTCTTAGCAACCACCCCACCCCTATGGGTGTGTGCGCCCAAAAAGTTTGCATTAAAGTATTCCCGATGATCGCCAAGCTTACCCAGCCAGCCATGGTGGGCCAGCATGCGTCCGAATTTGTATTCCTGTCGGGAATCAAAAACAGTTTCTACGCCTTCGAACTTAAAGGCGTCGTGAAACTTAAAGAAGGGTTCTGCATTCGGAGCGGCCTCGATTACGCGTTTGTATGGACGGACATCATGATTACCCAAGAGCTGAACACATTTTGCAAGCGGAGCCATTCGTTGAACCGAGAGCCAAAACTTCTCGGCCATTTGTCTGCCCAACGCGTATTCTTCAAAGGCGTTATAGATTTGAACGCTGCCAGGAAATTTCTTTGCGGCATACATATCGTAAAGATCGCCCAACTGAAAAACGTAAAAAACGCCTCGTTTTCCCTCATGAATCCATCTTTTGTAATGACGCTCAAGAAGCAAATGAGCCAGCGTCAGCTTATCAACGTGAACCCACGGAAGATGCGTGTCTCCATATGCGAAGTACCAAGGCCAATCATAGAACGGCAAAATGTTACTTACGCTACATAGGTCTGGTGCCTTCTCAACAACAGGAGCATAAAAAAGCTCAGAGGCCTTTAGTCTTTTTGCTTTGTAATGTTCTGGTTGTGGGAGCCCAGACGCCTGTAAGAGGGGTGTCCAGCCACCAAACAGAGTGTCTAAAAGATGTTTAGTAAAGCCGTAGTGATCGAGAAACTCTTCGCGCGTAGGCGTTCTCTGCATCTCAGAGGCCAGAGCCTTTATTTTTGATAGAAGTTCGTGCGTCCGTTCACGTTCCATCTACACAAATTGTTTCAGATTTATTAAATAGCACCTAATTTTTTTGCTAATTTATTCCTAAGATTATTTAACAATGTTTTATCTTTGATCCAGTGTCTGGTGTCTTGCACTAAGTCATGACCGTCCTCACCAAGGAGTTTCAAATATTCAACACTGTTAGACCCGTAGCGAATCGCCTTAAGACGAGCACTCGCCTGTGGGCCGCCTTGATAATAAAGCATTGTTCCATCGCCGTGCCCCCCCTCGTCGTACTGACCGTCGAGTTGAAATGCAGTTTTGATCTTTTTGTCGAGGCGATAGTACATCGCGCGCTGGGCGCCTAAGGCATAAGCCATCACAGGGAAAATCATCTGGTGAATCTCTGGAGAATCTAAAACCATGAGTGGGGTTCCCGTTGGATTGCTCGCTGGTCCTGGCGCGCATCTGCCCTGGCTCATGCAGCCCACATACAGACCATATGGCTTTGTGTAGGGCACAGTGAATCGCGGATCTAGAAACCACTCGGCGACGGGCCACGTTCCATCAAGTGGGGCCAGCTCCGGAATTTCAACCCAGGTCGAATATTGCTTCATCGAGGGCGCGTATTGGCGATAGAGCGCCGATTTCTGGAGAAGTGCAGCTAGGTTCGGTTGACTGGTTTTTCCATCCGGACCCAGCTGTCCTTCGTCGCGCACGTATCCCCAGGCGCTGGATGGAATCTTTCCGGATTGAATTGCTGCTTCGAGGGCTTGAAGGCTTGCCACCGAAGGTGTTGATGTGGACTCATAGCGAACCAGCATGGGCGGTGCGATCGCGTCCTTTACTATTACCGAAAGAAAGTCTGCGCCGGGTGCAGGGTCAGATTCAAGATTTGATGGGGAATAGGTTTTAATCCACTGCTTAATGGGCTCAATTCGGTGCTTCCGAAGAAACGTGCTCCAGTCTTTAATCGCCTGTGCTTTTTGCATATTGTGTTGACCATCGTCCGGAATGTTTTCGAGCTGCCAAACAGTGGCTGATACAATTTCCCCGTAAAACGGCATCGTTGGTTGTGTGGGCAACGCTGCGTTGAGCACGAGCACGTTGTAGGCCCCAAGCTTGTACACTCCAGGCGTAGCGTCTCTTGCCGCAGTCACATCAATCCAAGCCCCCTCTAAACCAATTACGCACGGAACAAGCGCATCTTTTTGTGCACCAATTGTGGCGCCGATGTACGACGGATGCGTTGTTGTGACTGATTTATATTCAAATAGCTCAATCGAAAGCCCAGCTGGCGGGGTGAGGGTTGGACAGCCAGACGCAACACGGATTTCAGAGGTTTCACCCTTGAGTAAAATTAGATCCGGTGTGATTGGATCTGGAGGAGTGGGCTGAATGGGGCCGGTGTAGCAAGCGGTTAAAAACAAAAACGGGATGAGTTTCTTCATCACATGTTCGTATCACCAATCAGCGAAAGACATCAGTAATTTTGCGCGAGTAGGATATCGAAGCTTACTAAGTGCTTTTTTTTCTATTATTTGAACGCGCTCAGGAGTTACGTAAAGAAGCTGACCAACATCTTCGCGTGTCATTTCATCGCCCGTTAAACCAAACCGCTTATCTATAACGAATCTTTCTCTCTCAGTTAAACCACACACAGAATGTTCGCCATTATCAATACCAACCATGGCTTTATCCAGTTGCGAACACAGTTCTTTTGTTTCAAAAACAGAATCCGGAGATTCTAATAATTGACGCTCGTATCCTGGAAGCTCATTTATAGAAACTTCACGTTGAACCACAGAAGATTTTATTTTTTTAAAAGCCTCTGGAAACAATTCTTCTTCGCAAATACCAACGACAGAACTTATTTTTGAAGCTTGAATAGACCAACCACTTTTCGTAATCGGAAACCACTTTAGATTCTCTATGTCACCATATTTAGTGTGATCTACTCCACAAAGGTCGGCCATTTGTGTTTGATTTAAACCAAGCCTTTCTCTGGCTCGCACGAGCCGGTTATTTTTTACTTTTATGATTAGTCTTAAATCCTTCACAATGGGTGCCTAAAATTTAATTTTGCAAATACCCCACGAAGTTTTTTTGCGACCCGATCTCTAGCCAGAGCCGCCTGTTTTTCTGTTTTAAAAACACCGACATGAATGTGCTTGTTTTTGTGCGAAATGCTTGCTGCCCATTTGTTTCTGTGTTTGTAAACGCCAAAATATTTTGAAGTGCCACAGACAAAATGTGTATTAAAAAGATTCTGCCCCCTGGTGCAGGCCCTTAGATTGTTTTTTCTGTTATCGAGCCTTTTTCCGTTAATGTGGTCAACGCATATACCAGCCTTTGGCGACAATATAACCCTATGCATGTATACTGGTTTGTTTTTTATGTTTGAACAAGCATAACCAGCGCTATGCAGGTACCACCTGTGTTTTGAAATGTTTTCAAAATCATCTAAATCAACCAATGCGTATCGCTTCGACCCAACTCTAATTCGTTTAAACGGCAACACACTAGTCGCGGACACATGACCCACCAACAATTTCTCCTGAGTCATTTTGTACTCCAAAACAAACGTAGCCGTTCATTGGGCTGGGAATAATCACAGCCGCCCTTGATCCTGATTTGGCTTCAGCACAGCCAGTTAAAACAAAAAGAGCTAAAATTAAATATCTCATCAGGCCGCCCTCTCACGTAAACGCTTTGAAACCACTTCCTTTGATCCACAGAGAGAGCAAAACCATCCCGTGGTTCTAAACATGAGATAGAGCCACACAAAGAGCCAGAGCCCGCCAGTGGAAAGCGTTAGAAACAAATGCATCAGGGGTTGTCGCTCTTTGCGCTTGAGTACAACATTTTCGCTGCACTCTAAACAACGTCCGCCCTTTTCTTCATACCGCGCCATAATAAACCTCCTTATGACGATTCAATGGGTCGAATAGTAGAGAAAGATTCCAGCCAACAAACAGAGAATCGCTGCGGCTAATCTTTCTGGACTAATATTTCTCGAATGCATTTGTCTTTCTCTTTCCGTGGTTAGTCTTTAATGCATCTAAATAAAATTCAATTGCAGAGGCGATAAAGGAGGCCATCGATACGTTTGCTTTTCCAGAGGCCTTTGCCTTTTCAATCGCGTGGTCCATTTGCTTAGCTAAGCTCTCATCCATACGAAAGCCAATGCGGCGCTCATCTTTTTGTTCGGGCAAATATTCTAACGGACTCTTCATTACGCATGCTCCCAGTCTTGTGCGGTTGTTGTAATTCCATCTGTAATCTTTTTAAATTCGTCCCATGTCTTAACAAAGTTAATGATCTTTGTCCTACAGGGCTCACAGGTCCGAACATGAGTCATTAAGTCGGAAGCCGTTGTGCATGGCTCTGCATGCTTGCGCAGAATATGTTTTGCAGCCTCAAAGTAGTCCACCTCAATTGCCTTCCATGTCTTCATAATACTTCCGCTCTTTCTCATCGTCTTCTTTTCGATCTTTCAAATATTTTCTAACGTCCAGGTACTGATCCACCCATTCATTTGCTGCGTCATCCTCTGCGTTCTGAATCTCAAGCGCCGTTAGCGTTGCGTCTTTTAGTTTTCCCACATCAGCTCCGCGGTTAAAAACGAAACAAAAACAAATAGAATAAACATTTATTAACAAGCCTCTTTTGTTTCTTTGTGTGTAAAAAACAGAGTGCTTCTGCAAATAACACACTCAAAATAAAAGCCGTCAAAGGCATCTCCAATATTCTGCTCTCTGGCTGCAACCGGAATGTAGGTATGGATCAAACCACACTTCTTGCAGATCTTTGCTTTGATTACTTCCAGAGTCTTCTTTGTTCTAGTAATCGTGTCCATAGATCAAGAATAACTAATGACGCCAATATTGTCAACAATTTATATGTCAAAATTCGTTGACAATCATTGTGAAACAAAATAGACAATTTGGTGAGGGTTGATAACCAATACGCGGAGACACTAAAATGAGCCTATTTAAAGCAGCCGAGCGCAAGCAGGCCAAGCTAAAGCTATTAATTTCTGGGCCATCTGGGAGTGGCAAAACATACACATCCCTTTTAATTGCCAAGGCCTTTGGAAAGAAAATTGCTTTTCTTGACACAGAGAACGGATCTGCATCCCTTTATTCTGGCAACAAAGGAATCCCTGCATTCGACGTTATAGATGTTGCCGCTCCATATACGATTAATAAATACACAGACGCCATTAACGCAGCGGTTGCCGAGAAGTACGACGTGCTGATTCTGGACTCTCTCACACACGCATGGGCGGGCAAGGGAGGGCTGCTTGAACAGAAAGAAGCGATCGACAAAGCCGGTAGGGGCAACTCCTATACGAACTGGGCCACAATCTCGAAACAAGACGAAGCTTTCCGCGCTGGGATTCTTGCTGCCCCAATTCACATGATCTGTGCTGTTCGGTCAAAACAAGACTACATGTTGGTCGATGACGGAAAGGGCAAGCAGGTTCCCAAGAAGGTCGGCCTGGCCCCAATTCAGCGCGAAGGCATGGAGTACGAATTCACGGTTGTGTTTGATCTAGCAATGAACCATGTGGCAGAGGTTTCAAAAGACCGCACAGGATTGTTTGATGGCAGGCAATTCATACCGGACGAAGAGACCGGCAAGTTGTTGTTAGGCTGGTTGAGCGCTGGGGTTGCACCAGCCCACACGACTGGATCAGTAGCGATTAACACACCCCCAGCGAGTCCAGGAGATTACCGAATCATGTTTGGCAAGACTTACAATGGGATGAAATTAAATGAGATTCCAAGAGAAGGCCTGATTGCTGCGCTCAATGGACTAGATAGAGAATATCAGTCTAGCGGAAAAAGCATCCCACCCATTGTTCAAGAGTGCTTCGATTATGCAGATAGATATCTGAATCCAGGTGCGTACAAATGAACCTAGGACTGATCACGCACCAAGAGCGCAGGGATCGGTTTGAAGTTGAATACACAGGGCGCGGCCATCACGTTGTCTATAGCCCGCCAACGATTCACGGCAACGAAGACATGTCGAAATGTGAAGCAATCTTTGTCTGTTTAAGAATAAAGACCAACCCAGACGGATCTCAAGACCTAAAAGAGCTTAAGGACTCGCTTAAGAAATATCAGCGGCTAGATCGAACGCCCTTTTTTCTTGTCTGCAACCTGCTTCCAAAGACCACAGATCATTTGCGTAAATTTTACAAGATGAGACTTTATGCGGCATATTTCGATCGGTTTGGCTGTGAAGACGACCCAATTGCGCTTGATACACAGTCAAATCTTTTGAAGGCAATTCTTGGCAAAGACTGTGTGTTGAGGTCAAACAGAGAGGTCGAACTAGAATATTTTATTGAAGTACTTTTAGATGCGCACGCGAGACACCTTGATTCTGTTATTAAGAAATACGGCGAACGACTGATTGTGGCACGGTCGCACGAAGGTAAACCCGGTTTCGGAGGAGAACAACTTGAAGACATGCAGGCGTTGATTAAAGAGCTCAAGCGACTGGGCCTACAGACCGGATCTCTTGATTGTATGATGTACGAGAACTTTTGCTATCGCGCGCATTGGGATAAGGACATTAGACCCCCACAAATTGTTTTTCCTGAGAACATAAACCAAATGAGGGATCTATGATCGCGTTTCACGGCAAACAAGAAATCAAAGAAAAATATCTCGCTCGTGTTCTGGCTCACCAGAAAGCCGACGAGATAATCAAAGGCAAATATTGGAACAAGGGTAAGGGCTGTGCGGTGGGTTGTACCATCCATGGATCGGAGCATTCAAGATATGAAACAGAGCTTGGCATTCCGACGTGGCTGGCTCGAGTTGAGGACCGATTGTTTGAGGGTATGTCGAACGAGAAAGCTAAAGAATGGCCAGCCAGATTTCTAAAGGCAATCAAGCCTGGCGTTGATCTTGAACAAGCAAAAGCCCCATTTCTGATTTGCGTTCTGGAGTCCGCACTCACGAGTTTTGATCACAACAAAAACCCAAAGGTAGCTGAATCCATTCAAGCCATAATTGCATTATGGAAACGCAAAGACATTGGCACCAAAGAATGGCGTGCTGCTGCTGCTGCTGCTGATGCTGCTGCTGCTTATGCTGCTTATGCTGCTGCTGCTGCTGATGCTGATGCTGCTGCTGATGCTGCTGCTGCTGCTGCTTATGCTACTTATGCTGCTGCTGATGCTGCTGCTGATGCTGCTGCTGCTGCTGCTTATGCTGCTGCTGATGCTGATGCTGCTGCTGCTGCTGCTTATGCTGCTTATGCTGCTGCTGATGCTCGCACCGCAAAGTTTGATTATTTTGCAGAGGAGCTTTTGAAGATTCTGAGGAAGTGTAAATGACCGACTTCCAAACCCGCGCGCGGGAGGCGGCAGTAGAAAAGGAAAAATAATATGGATCAACAAACACTAAAAACAATTCTCGAAAAACACCGGAAATGGGTAATGAACGAAGACGGCGGTGAGAGGGCGAACCCTGCGGACCGGCTGTATTTATGGGACAGGGTTTAACGATTGCAAGGTTGCAGTACGACGCATTCTTCGCGAGGGCAAAGATGAGTGAACCCAAAGAGAGCAACTATAAGAAATATCCAATTAAAAAAGCACTAAGCCCAGTCAATGGGCTGTTCTACAATTATACAAATCGCTATTGGTTAGTTAAAGACGACTGTTTGTTATTTTATAAAGGGACCAGCCCTCAATGCAATACCAACAGAACCATTGTCGAAAAAATTAATAAGTCACGTTTTTCTATCCAATATTTTGAATCGGTTTTTATTCCGATTCATTCTAACGATTTTGAGTACAGCATATGAGTAACCTCAACGAGCGCAATGACAAATGCGAATTTTGCGGAGTTATTATTTGGCAAGACGACCATAACGATGATTGCCCCAAACGGACACCAGACGCGACGGAAGTGGATATAGATTTTTATGACTAATTCAACTGAGCGCGATGAGGCGGTGGAGAGGTTCGTCGATCAGTTGTTCGCCGCAAGAGAGGCGATTACCGCACCTGGAAAACCGTCCACACCAGAGACTGTGCAATCTATTTATGATCAAATTTATGCGAAAGGCTTTAGAGCAGCGCTCACGTCGAAGGCGGTGCGCGATTTATTGGATGCATCTACAACAATACTGCAAATGTTTGGTCCAATTGAAAAGCCAGATACAGCTGGATCTGAAGTGCTTTCGAAGATTCGCGCAGCCCTCGCCCAATTCAAGCGCGAGTGTGGATGCGAAGAATGAACACACCCAGCTTTATATGTGGAATGTGTATCGGCTCAGGAGTCACGGCAATGATCGCAGCCCAGCCCGACTGGTGGCTTTGGATTCTGAGCGGAGTCGTCGTGGTGATTTATATGGCGTGGAAAGACGCGAAGGCTGAGCATGAAGCTAAACGCGAGAGTGGAGGGTGAGGGGATGATTAAGCCAGGAAAAACAAAACGTGAGCGAGAGTTATTACAAGCGCTTTTTAAAATCGCATGCATGGGGAAAGGACTCAAAGAAGAGATGCGAGATTGGTCTGCTATTGGCCGCAACGCTGTATTTGAAGCGCGCGAGGCGCTCGCGGGTAAATGCAAAACCTGTAAGCGAAGGCTGGAGTTCAAATGATCACCGACGAGCAGATCGCGAAATGGAAAAAGGAAACGCAAGACCTCAGTGATCGCATGGGGGACCGCATAGACATCTCCATCGATCCCATTGAATTTTCCCGTCTTCTAACCGAACGAGATCGGCTCATTGCGGATCGGGAGCGGTTGAGGGAGGCGCTTAAAAGTCTCTCGTGGATCACGGGATACGAAGGGGAACCTAATACGGCCACAGGAAATCGTCAGCTTTGCAACGAGGCCCTCGCCGGATTTAAATAACCCCGCCCACGGGCGGAACGGAGGAGAGAAAGAATGGATCTAGTTAAAGAGTTTATCGAACGCGGATACGCAATCAAAACCAACGAGGATAATTATCAGCTCACGGAAAAGGGCCATAAGGCACTCGTGGAGATGATTCAGTCCAATCCGGAATTTTATAAGACGCAGTTTCCAGAATGGGTTCATAGCGTTCATTAAAGTTTGTCTCGTGGCATTACGGAAGGACGTATTGAAGTCGAAGACTTTCCGCAACCTATGCCGACGCGGAGGGTGTATGCGAGACGCCGTTATATGCATAGATAATGGCGAGCCCGTATCAAGCCGGGCCGCACGAGACGAAGATGGCGGGTGCCATATGAGGGTTGGCTTAATTGAGAATACAGCGTCTCGACGGAGACGACAGATCCAGCCCGCCGATTTTTGAAAGGGGAGAGAGATGGCAACAGATATGTTTGAGACTACTTATGGGAAAACTATCACAATTAAGCCAGTGGAAAATGGATTCATCATAACGTCTGATTTTAACCAATGGGTTTATACAAGTTTAAAATCCGCGATGGCTGCGCTTGAGACTGCGCTGCAAAAAGCAAAAGAAGATCTGTGTATAAAATGACACATTATATTTATCAACAATTGTTGTTAATCTGGAACCATGAAGAACGTAAATTTAATCTTGGTGGTAGTCGGATTGTTAATCGGTTGCAATCAACCCAGCGGGCCTGGGCCAACCGAGACACACTCATTGTCTGACAACAGCGCAAACCAGCCAGTGAACCCAGGTGGGTCGGCCCTGAACCCAACCTCAGTGAATGCACTGGTTTCAATTTCTGTGGCCAAGATCACAGCCAGCTCAGACCCACTGGTTTCAATCGCAAGCTGCGGAACAAATGAAATTTTAACTGGCGGCGGATGCGAGTGCCTAGATCACCCCAGCTACGCCGGGCGCATTAAGATCCAGCTTCCAGAGAACAACACCATGCGGTGTGAGTGCGTGAATACATCTGGGCAAGCTAACAACCACCTCGCACGCGCGCACGCGCTCTGCATGAGCACCGTTTCTCATTCAGTCATCAGCGGACTGTAATCTTAATTAAGACGGTTTAGACATAAAACAAAAAATGGAAATTGCTTAGGAGCGCCTGTACTCTGAGTCTCACCGAAAAGGGGGACTCATGATCGATCAACTTAAGCCGACAAAACCGTTCTCTGCCCAAGCATTTTCAAGCGATGTCATCACCAAATCATTCGTGGTTCAGAACAGCACTGACCACGCCTTTCTTGGATGGATTCCCACCGCCGTTACATTTGCCAAGGGAGAGCGCTTTGATCTGAGTGGGCTTGGCTTAAATGATCGCCCCTTTGAAATGAAACCCATCAAGCACTACCCCGATGGTTCTGTTGCGATCGCTCAAGTGAAGGCGGCCTATTTGCTTCAACCGGGCGAGATGGGAATTTCTGTTCTTGAGGAATTAAAGACACCTTTTCCGCTCAGCAAACAATGGCACCCAGCGGTGATGGATTTCTTAGGAGCCCACGGAATTCGCATCCGAGCAGAATTTAATGGAGAGGCAATTTATGCCGATCCAGTTTCTGATTATGTAGCCGAGCTCATGCACGACGGAGCACATAGTCTTTGCGCCAGAACGCGTAGACTCTTTAAGACAGGATTTCCCGCACAGGATCGACAAATCACCCTCACCACCTATGGAAAAGTAGAATCGCACAGCCCAATTATTGAATTCACTTTCGTCATTGGAAACGACCAGCGAGACGTTGCATCAGGCAACGGGGTGCAGCTCAACAACATTACGGTCGAGTGCGCCAAGCCATTTGAGATCTATCAGAGAGCAAGCTTTGGAAATATGAGCGCGCTCTTGGGCGATGGCCAGACGCTTGCCTTTAAGGTCTACGTCAACACCGACCCATCTGTAGAGATTTTTAACAGCACCCTAAGAGCCAAGGGACAGGCTCAATTCATTGGGCTTCAAGCTTATAATGAGCACCAATCGACGCAGGCCATGCTCTCGCACGCAGTAATTCCCAACCCTAGATTTGTTTTTTCAGACACGCTAACCGTGCGCACGCAGCTTGAGAATCAATACAAAGCGCATCCACTCGCCCAAGCGAAAGACAACCTTGGCTTCATTAATCTCAACCCACCCAACACAGGCGCTCAGCCCGATTTTGCTTCCACAGTTCCGGTCGACATTCAAAAAGGAATGCAGGCCTATTCGCAATCGGTTCTCTCTCGCGTCTTTGCTGGCGTGATGCGCGAGTGCTGGAGGCCCTCTTTCTTTTGGCTCCCAAACCACACGCGCCCGAGAAGCACAGACTTTATTGAGCTCTTCTTTTGGAGTGGCCGCCCTCATTTTGATCGTTCATGGAATCCTAATTACCCAGAATGGAACAACCGCGTAGGGATTTTCTTCACTGGACACGGCGGATGGGGAGGAATGGACAATCAGCACTGGAGCAACACACACCTCAGAGCCATGTATGAGCTCACAGGAGATGAGTACTTGGGCGACATTTGTCGCTATTACATCACGATTGCCCACTGGAACTTCTTCACCAAATGGCTCACCCACATTGAGGCAGAGCGAGCCACGCGCACCATGAAGGACGCATTAGCACTAACCGAGCTCTTCCACGGAAGCGCAGAATCCCAAGAGCTCAGGGCCAGAATCCAACAGAAGAGAACTTATTATTTCCAAGACGTGAGCGCCAACATTGCCGGTTACGGGATTGCAGCCGCAGCCCCCTTTGATGCGTGCGATCCACGCGTAGTAAATGGGGCTTGGTGTCCTCTCCCGCCCGCTAATCCAAACATAGCGATAGTTGGATGGCAGACCGGGTTTCATATGGAGTTTGAAGCGACGCAAGACGCGCCGGATCTGAGATATTTAACGGACGCGCCCAAATACTTCTTGCCCGACGGACAGCCCAAGACCTATCTCAAGCTGACGGATCAGGGCGCAACCTATGTGACTGGAGGCATTGGTATTCCATGGTGGGCTGGCTGGGTGTCTCTTGCGCTTGCCAACCCAGGCTCTCCAAATGAAGCTTTCGTGTTGGGCGCTGTAAAGACAAAACTCAACGAAGCGGTTGAAGCCAACCGAAATGGATACTTCAGCCATTACGATAGCTTTAAATCTTGGCTGTAACCATTAGCTGAGCGTAAAGAGCAAACGGAAGATTCCCGCCTGTTGCTTCATGCATAGCTGCAGTGTATCCGGTGATCCTGGAGTCAAAAGATACCATGCTTCACCATCCGCCGGATTCGAAGGATCTAAAGCCAGAATCGGATAAGCAGGCCCAGGAATCCCTTGTTGACCCTCGGGACCGACAGGTCCTTGAACACCTTGTATACCATCTGGGCCAGCGGGTCCTACTGGGCCTTCGGGACCGGTTGCGCCAACCGGTCCTTGCGGTCCCATCGGACCCTCAACCCCTTGAGGACCAGCTTCGCCTTGGGGGCCCTGAGGACCAATGGGGCCCTCAATCCCTGCTGGACCTTGGAGTCCTTGCGGTCCTTCAGGACCAACCGGCCCAGCAACGCCTTGTGGGCCTTCGGGACCGGTTAGACCAGTTGGACCTTCGGGCCCAGCGATGCCTTGCTCACCTTGAATTCCTTGCGTACCCTGGGGGCCCGCTTCTCCCTGAGATCCCTGTGGACCGACCGGACCCTCGGGACCCTGTGGTCCCATCGGACCCGCATCGCCCTGAATCCCCTGCAATCCTTGGGGGCCCTGTAGCCCAGGCTCACCCTGCAATCCCATTTCCCCCTGAAGGCCTTGAATCCCCTGAAGACCGGGTTCTCCTTGGAGACCCATCTCACCCTGAATTCCTTGCACGCCTTGTGGACCTACTGGTCCGATGTCACCTTGTAACCCCTGCGGGCCGGTTGGTCCGATGTCACCTTGTAACCCCTGCGCACCTTGAGGTCCTATCTCACCTTGTGGTCCAGCTAATCCCATCTCGCCTTGGGGACCTTGTGGACCAACTTCACCCTGTGGACCGGACTCACCCTGTAACCCCTGTGGGCCGGCGACACCAGGTTCTCCCTGCGGGCCAATTGGTCCCATTGGACCAGGTTCTCCCTGAGGACCCGTTTCGCCCTGGGGCCCCATCTCACCTGGTAATCCCTGTGAGCCCTGGGGACCAATAGGTCCAATCGCGCCCTGGGGACCGATTTCACCCTGTGCTCCCGCTGGACCTGATGGTCCGGCTGGGCCCTGCACACCCTGTGGGCCCTGGGGTCCTGGGGGGCCTTGAGGACCTTTTGCAAAATAATTATTGATCTCGACTTTGTCGTCTCCAGAGCCCTGATCAATTTTGTTGCAGCTGTTTTTCTTTTTCATGTTGGTCCCCCAAAATTTTGAGATTAGTCTTCTGATGCAATTCATGTTTTATTGTAGGGCAAAAGAAATCTGGGGGAACAAAAAATGAAATTTTTATGGCTGATCTTATTGATTGGAATTTCTGCGTGCTCTAAGTCGCAAGCAACCCAAGAGACAAGCGCAACACCAGGAACAATTGTTGGTCACAACAAAGGCTGTTTATATATGCCAAGTCCAAGCTGGACCACGATTGTCCGCTGTGATTACGAAGATGAAACCTGTTTCATTTACAACTCGTATGGAATTTCTTGCGTTAGGAAATAAGCAAAGGCATCGCGTCGCGTGAATATCCCTCGATAATCACCGAAGCGGATTCGTTCTCATGTACCTCTCGGATGGAGGTCATGACCTTAATGTGGCGATCATCAAACCCCAGGATGTCCCCAATGGAATCGTGCATCGCTTTGTTGAGGTTACTGACATCCTTTTTCTTCAGCCGCCCATCTTTGGTATAGACGCGCGTGGGATGTAAGTAATAAACGCAGGTAATCATGAGCTCGCGATTGGCTTGAATCCACTCCGAGATCGTTGATTCGAAGAGTTTGCACTTCTGAAGGTTGGCTTGCCGATAGGAGAGCATGAGCATCTGAAAACGCGAAAGATCGTTGGTTCTAAACCGCCGCTTGGTTCTAAAGTTCGTTGCATAAGCAGCATTCTCAGAGGGCGGAATCGGAAGTCCAGAAAGCAAAAGACCATTAGACATAGGTCTTCATGTCGGCTGCGAGCTGAATGTGGAAATGCATCACACTTGTTTCTGAGGCGCGGTGATGGATACAGGTCTTCTTTCCGTCGTTCCTTGGGTATCTCGCGTTGACTAGATTAACTATACAATCACGCTGCTCTTGGGTGAACGTGAACTTGTGATCGTGCTCATCTCTCAAATCCACGGCGCGTCCTTCCGTATGAACACCGGACTCGCCAGGAAGTGGGTCGGATACGCGGGTTACTGTGATCTCAATTCCAAAATACATTCTCGTAAAGAGATCGAGCTCGCGTACGAGGTTCTGCAAAAAGATTGGTGTCTTCTTCAACTGCTCTTCGAATTTATCTTCTTTAAATTTCATTTCCCACTCGGTCTCCAGACCTGGCAGCCTAAGATATAGGTCTGATAGAAACTAGAGAAATCGTCATAAGACATGCAGACCATCTCCGAGAAGTCTTGTTGGTTGCAGGAAATGAAAGCCCCGTCTTGAGCTCGCTTCACGCCCGCAAGATCAGCAGATCCAGCCCAAAGGTGTCCATTCCATTTGGGCATGGCCGCACAGCTATTTAAAAATAGACTCAAGCTTAGAAGTATCGCCTGTTTCACGCGCATCTTTTAACCCATCCTTGAGTTGTTGAAGTTTTTGACGCCGCTCGAAGTAATCAATCACTCCGTGAAGAATCGAGAAGATCTCTCGCGCAAGCTTAAGAAAGTCCGGGACTGAGCGTAATAAAACGAACAGCCCCGTAATCCAACCAAACATCGGCTTACTTCTTTAGAAGAATCGCAGCGAGCTCGCCCGCGCGATAGCCAACAGTTCCAGCAAATGCGACTGGATCTTGTTTCAGTTCGTCATCGACAAGGCTCAAGCCCTCGCTTGCAGCCATCAAAGCAGGTAGGCTTGATGCCACGATTTCAGCAAGTGACTTCTTTGCCTTCATGTCGGCGACCAATTGTTTGATCGCCAAAAAGCAATCATCCAATTCTTTAGCAACTTCCAATTGTTTCAGTGCCATGCTTCCCCCCAAAAAGGATCATTCGATCCGTGATATTCTCTTGTCCAAATTGATCAAGAGATCCTTGATTTCATCAAGCTTGTTTCCAAAATCTTCACGGGTTTTCTTTATTTCCGCTTCGTTGACGATGGTTCTAAGCTCAGTGTTATCGGCCTTATATTCAATCTTAGAAACATAAAGGCCTATGCCGAGCGCAACCGAAACGCAGATCGCCGAAACAGAAATAAAGGTAAACATCCAGCCAATGGGGACAGAGGATTTATCACTCAAGATCATACTTGATGGACTCCCGTATCTCGCTTAGCCGCTCGCACCCCGTGGTCTCAAATATAATTCTAACAGGCTTTTTCCGATCTTTGTCCTGCGTCTTGGCCCAGGTATTCACATCAAACACACCATTCTTGGCGTCGTGCGTTATTGATGCATAGAAAGAAACGCTCTCTGGAAGCACACGAAAGACAAACCCGCACCCGCACGCACACGCGCGTAAGACCAGGCGTTCAATTAATTCTTTGGGAATCAAGAGGCTGTAGATGCTGGGTTTTCTTTCTGCGCTGTCATAGTGGTTGGGCTCCCCTCCGTTGGCATGGGCAGACCGGCATTAATCTGCATGATCCATGTAATTGCGTCGTTGCTGCATTGCTTGGATGTTTTATCCAAGAACGCAAACACCTGCCTTGCCTCTTGTTTGAGCTTGAGTTTGTCGCTGAGATCTGGCGCTTTCTCAGACATCTGAATAAAGCAATGCCCTAGGCCCGTAAGAGTCTGTGGGTCGTTCGGCTTCATGTCTAAAGACTTTTGGAAATACGTCACGGCCTTGTCAAACTTCTCATAGCGAAGCGAAAGATCGGCCGCAAAGTTCGCGACATGAGCTGAGTTAGGACAGCAAGCGATGGCGTGGTCGAGAAACTGCTTTTGGATTTGCTCATAACCCAATTGATGCAGCTTACTGCGCGCCATCTCATAGCGATTGATATGGGCCTCTGGGTAGTTGGGCCAGATCGTAAGCGCCTCTTCGAACCTGCCCTGCATCGCAAGTTTACCCACCTCAAATACTTTTTTCAGGTCATCTAACCTCTTTTGTGGGTCGTCAAAAGTGAGTGCTTCTTGCATCAGTGAGTCATCACGAACACATAAATAAGTGTTGCCGTAGAAAGTATGATTATCGCGTACAACTTTTAACCCCGACTTTTTCAGAAGCTGTTCGAATAGGTTCCTGCTCCAGACGTTGACATGATTAGTGTCGTAATAGGTCTCTAAATCAAATCCATTGAAACCAAAGTTCGTAAGCTCGGTGAACCAAGTCGGTACGCTGATGTAAAGCAACCCGTCTTCGGTCAAGGCCTCTGCGTATTGCCTGAGATCTTTATCCACACCCGGAATGTGCTCAGCGACCTTGTAGGACATGATCAAATCATACTTCTTGGTAAAGTCTGGCTGCTCGGTGAGATTGAATCCATACATCCAATAAGCCTCACGACGAAACGAAAGCGTGAGCTCTGTTCCGTAAAGCTCTGCATCCGGTACGAAATTATTAAACCATTTCATCGCCATTCCGAAGGCGGCGCCGATCTCTACGATTTTGGGTTTCTTCTTCCCTTTGGCTTTCCACTCTTCAAAGAGCGGGGCCAAGAACTGGCCGTGATAGTGCAGCTTGCGCTCTCCAGAAAAGAGATTGTTGACGGTCGGCGCCTCTCGGTAATCGTGCCGATAATGATTCGTCAGGTCATCCGTCTTCATACAGATCTTTGGATACGTTACAAAACCACAGGTCATGCACAGATTCATGCCAGACGCCTTGAATCGAAACTCATCTACATTTTTCCAATTGCCCTTTGTTCCGCAAACCACACACGCGAAGTCCCCGAAATCCGTCATCATATCCCCCTAATTGCGTTTCTTACTTGCCCAACACTAAACATCAGCTCTTTAAATTTGTTTGGATCAATCGCCTGATCTGCATCGGATAGGCTTAGTTCTGGCTTGGGATGCACCTCAACAAGAATTCCAGCCGCACCCGCAGCAACCCCCGCAAGAGTCATAGGCACAACGAGATCACGCCTACCGGTTCCGTGAGCAGCATCAACCACCACCGGAATTTGACTAATGCTTTTAATCGCAGGAATCATGCTGATGGAAAGATCCCACCGGACATGCGTTGCCTGGGTTGCCGAGCCACGCTCAATCAGAACCGGTGTACATGCCCCACCCTTTAATAAATATTCAGCAGAGCCCAAGAACTCATCGATTGTTGCTCCAGGGCTGCGCTTCAGAAAAACAGTCTTGTTGGTTCTAGAGAGACGCGTCAGCAAAGAATAGTTTTGCATCTGCCTGCATCCGACCTGAAGGCAGTCTGCATAAGGTAAAACAAAATCTAGAGAGTGGGCGTCTAGAACCTCAATCACGGTCTTTAGTTGATAAACACCGGCGGCATATTTAAATGCTTTAAATAGATCTTGTGAAACGATTCCATAGTTATCGTTTGGATAAGTACCAGCGCGAAACAAACCCCCCCGCAGGTGTGTGGCCCCAGCGCTTGCGACGGCGTTAGCGACGTAGTTGATTTGTGTTTCGGACTCTACCGAGCAAGGCCCAGCAATTACGATAAAGTCTTTTTGTTTGGGCTCATACGCGCGTACCCGATCATACCTAGGCGTCGGCCCCCACTGCCTCTTGTCCGCAAAACCAGCCATTAAATCCCCCGCGCACTGTT